CATATTACTTTCTTGTTAAATTCCCGTTTGAATAACTTGACGTATAGTAATCTCTAGAAAATACCGTTCCTGATATTTCATCACCAGAAGCAATTACGTCTCTTACCATATTTATTGTGCTTTTTGAAATGCTAAAATTTAAATATAAATCTTTTAATCCAATAACATCATTTGATTCTGGATATGCTTGTATCTCAATAATATCATTATCTAATGATGTTGATGTAATATTCAGAGTTGTAAGTTTAATTTCCCCCTTTGAGTAATCAACTGTTCCTGCAGATTTTGCAACAACCTTCGATGTTCCATCACTCATAGGTTTTACTATGGATATAATTCCAGTTGTACCATCTGCATTTGGCACATCAGTTAGATATACTGTATCTGCTTCACCTGAAATTTTAAATCCAGTGGATTTGACATTGTATCCACTAGAATTAATATGGAATTTATTACCAAAACACAATTCATACTGTGCTAATTGATTTGTAACTGCCTTCAAGTCTCTTCTAATTCTTACTTTAGTAATGTTGGATGTTATGGCAGTATCAGTATTATCAATAATTTGTTGAACTTTACTATATTTAAATCTACCACCAAACTTGTTAAGATCGACAGAATTTGAGTAATCTGTTAATGAATTGATTACTTTTGTTTTTAGAGACTCAACTGCAGAAACTTGAGAATAATTATAATAGATTGAAGAATCAATCTCCACATATAATACCTTAAGGTCGATTATTTTCTGATTAATTCCAGAAATACTGTATTGTTTTAATTGTGATAAAATTCTGGATTTGGAAAAGTCGGAAACATAAGTTCCATTTTTTGGTTTAATACTAATAGATACTGTTCCAAACTCTGGAGGATCTAACTCTTCACCACCAACAATGGCAACTGATTCAGTATCTGGATAAATCTTTTTAATAATTGCTTCATAATCACGTGAAGTTACTGCTCTATATTGTGATGAATAGATTCTTGGAGCAAAATACTTAATCGAATCTGTAGATTCAATATCGGAACCATTCTGTGATGATTGATTTGTTGTAATTGTTACGGCATTATTTGATGTAATTGGAGCATTACTTGCATCCTTAGTGGATCCAGCAAAAGAAAATGACGATGCACCATTACCATCTTTACCATCGGTTACAATATAATTTACGGTGATTATCGAATTATTTTCTAGTTTCTTACCAATCAATCCATCGCCAAAAAGTAATTCATATTTTTCATCTTGCACTTCTTGTAGAAGATATATTTGTGATGACGAATCTATATTGAGAATATTGTCAACCAAAGAGTATTCTACTCCAAGACCAGTATCATTTACTCCCTTCACATAAACTGAAATTGTAGATGTATCAATATAAGAATTACTTAATATAAATCTTTGATCCAATGATCCATCAACTGTAAATTGTTTTGTTAAAAAGGTTCCTTGATAGACATCAATATTATTGAACGACGCACTACCATTAACTACATTTACTGAGATATTATCTGGAACTGAGAATGTATATGATGAATTATCGACTGTTCCTACACAGACTAAACCCGCCTGTAGGGTTACTGTTGGAGTATCAGTACCAATAGACATATCAAAGGATACCTGTGCCTTTGATGCCGTTCTGGAACGGGGCACATAACCAATATTTCTTGCTAATGAAACAACATTCTCACGAAGAGTTGCAGAATCCAAGAAGGATTCATTCACAATCATGTTTGAGTTGAATGCCGTAATATATGTGTTATATGCTAACGTATCAATTAAGACTGAAAAATTAGACCCCTCAAAGTCAAAGTCCGTGAATGTAGAGTTAGCACGGAGATAATCTTTAATGGAGGTCTTTATCTGATCGAAATCTAGATTTGTAAATTTAGTGAAAGGCATTTTATCTTGTTGCCTCTAATAGGAATGAATATTCTTGAGTTGGAAACTCTTGCCCAATAATATCAAAAAATACATTTACATTAAATGTATTTTGGTCTGGAATGGGATCTACTTCAACTTTTACATTATTAACTCTTGGTTCAAAGTTTTTAATTGAAATTTCAATTTGATTTTGAATTACTGATGCAGTACCAAAGTCAACAAATTCAAATAAACTTCTTTCAATATCAGACCCTAATAATGAATTGAAGAATCTTTCAGTCGGAATAGTCTCTACAATATTTCTTACAGATCTGCGAATTGCATTTTCATTTTTTAATATTGGTAGATCCTTTGTCACGGGATGCGGTTCAAAGGATAAACTGATATCTTTAAATGATCTGGATATCCTTTGAATTGCCATTGAACAAAAGTTTTTTTATTTATTTATATCTACTTCCCATAGGTTGGTTCTGTTCCATAATCCCAATCATCATAGTCTTCATCATTACGAATTTTTTCATGCAATTCAGTTTGTTTTTTGAGATTATGCTTTGGTGCATAATCGTGCATGACTTCTTGAATTATTCTTTTTTGAGAATCTCCGGATTCGAATAACATTTTAGCTCCTGTTTTAATGAATAAAACAGAACTTTTATGAAGGAGGTTGCTATCTCCTATTCCTATTTAACGATTTACTTCCCGAAGAGAATAATTATCAGAATTTAAATATTTTAATAATTCTATTGCAATTAATTTTGGATTCCCTTCACCACAAGTATAAACATCTATTGCTAAACAACCTTCTTCTGGCCATGTATGACACGATACATGACTCTCAGAGAGTGCGATGACTATTGTACACCCCTGAGGTATGAAACAGTGCTGAAAGACATTTAGAATGGTCATTCCTGCACGTTTAATTCCACCAACCATTACCTCTTCAATTGCCATGGCATCATTAATAAGGTTGTATTTGACATCATACACCTCTAGTAATAGGTGCTTGCCCATTGAAAACTTTTCCAATTTGGTGATAATCGAAATAAAAAAAATATTTATTGCATAAAAAAACGGGACTTAATCCCGTTTTGATAATTATCTACCTTGTCCTCTATACCTTTTACGAGCCGAGTTACGAGAACTCGCAGCATACTTGGTATGAGCACCGGCTCCTTGACGAGTCTTTTTGGGTTTTGATTCAATCACAACCTTACCGGTCAGTGAGGGACGTTTAGCCATTAGTTTTCTCCATAATAGTAGTCAAAATTTCAGTTTCAAGATCTTCTGGTTGTGGAGAACCTGTCTGATAAAATTCTACCGACAAATCCTCCATTACATTGAAATACTCTTCTTCTGTGAGATGTGAATAAATTCTTCTTCCATTACAAAGAATATTGTATGCTTCTGCCATTGTATCAGATTACTCTTGTCTTTTCGTGACCGACTCTGATACGAGGGTCGCACCAAATTTCAAATCCTGCTGCGATTGCATCCAGGCAGAATGATACATCCTCTCCACACATATCCTGAACATCACCAGAATCAAAGACTTGCATTTTAGGTGCAAACCAAGGATACTTCATTTCAGAATTTTCAAATACTCCGTGCTTAATGAGTACCCAACCAAAACCTGTATAATCTACGGTGAATGGTTTACGACGCTTCGAGATACTTTCAACGGTTTCGTGATTCATGACTCCACCATTGTTGCGGAAATCATCTTCTTCCAACCAATGTGCAACTGATGTAGTCACTCCATCTTCGGTTGCATACCATCCTGCCGCAATATCCTTTTCCATCAAAACCAATTGGAAAAACTTTTCGGTATTGAAAACAATATCCGAGTCAATCCAAAGTTGCCAATCATATTTGAGTTTTCCATCCCAGGGAATCTGATCAGGTCCACGCAGTACATTCGCACCTAAACATTTGCATCTTGCAAAGTTTACCATTGATGAATAGTCTTGTGAGATTTGAATGCTTGCTCCCGACTGTACTAAGTCGAAGCAGAGTTGTACAAAACTTTTTAGGTAGGTGTAAGAAACTCCCCTACCTGGAAGACAAAAGACAATGGACTTGCCCCTCACCATTTCTTTTGCTTTATTGTAGTCCCATTCGGGTTCTGTTGAAGACGCTTCGGGCGCCTTTGCTTTTACTGTAAATCCTTTAGCCATAATTTCAAGTGATTACTTAAGTATCATACACTATTATCTATGTCCTGTCAATCCTGCTCCTTTTCACTTAATACGAGATCTGTTCCCTCTAATGAAAGGTTTATCTCACTATCTTCATACCATGAGAGTTCGTTCACAATCCATTCGGGGATTACAATGTAATACTCACCACTAATTGGATCGACTTGTAGTGCCTCAAAATTTTTACCGGAATTTTTTTTCATTTCGACTATTATAATTAACCTTTTTCAGAATTATATAGTCCCGGCAATTTTTTGAGTCGATTGATATTTATAGGTCGATTTGGGTCAGTTGTAGGTTAGGGTAGTTATGGGTTTTTAAACACGGGGGCACGGGGGGCAACGACCGCATAACGGGACACTGCTGATCCACGAACGAATGAGAAGACCCCCCACCCCGAAGGGCAGGGGGTCCGGGAGTGCATCAGGCAGGGAACGAACGACGACCCGCCTCCGGGTTGCAATAGTAACGGGGACCGGGACCTACCCACCCTTGCCATGAGGTGTGCAAGTCTGCCAACTCAGCAGAGGGCAGACCGTCATCCTGCCATCCACGGGTATGGGAGTTTGCCTGTCCCCGACCTGCCTTCACGTTGGTTCCGACCCATACGGTCTGACGGGTCACGAGGTCGGATGCTTGGTTGTAGAGTGCCATGAGGTTGGGTCGTTTGGTACGGGTTAATTGTAGCACGGATGGGGCAGGGGTCAACCCAGCACGAATCGGTTTGCCCAGGTGCCGAAGGTCAGACGACGGTCAATCAGTCGGAGCATATCACGACGGGCAACGGTGTGGGTGCTGTAGTGACCCGACTTCCATGCCAGGGTGACGGACCGTTTCCGGGGACGGAGACGGATTTCATTCAGGGCATCGCTGTGCTCCGAGGTGTCGATGATGAGCACGGTGTTCAGCAGGTTCGGCATCGGGGTTGCTCCGTTTGGTTCTTCCGTATCCTACAGGCAACCCCCCACCGAATCCGGCAGGGGGTGGACAGTTTCAGAATTGGATCGGTTGCTCCTGCCCCTGGTCATCGGATGCGATAGAATCCAGAATCTGCAAAAGTTCGTCACCATTACGGGCACGATTGAGCAGTGCAGATGCAATTTCAAAAGTCATGAGTGAGTGTTAGATAGTGTGGTTTGAGTGAGTGTCTTTGAGGCGCATCTCATTCCGTTGGGAGTCTATGCCAGACGCATAGAGGAGAAGAAGGGAACAGTTGCAATACCGTTGCCAGTCTTAAGATTAACGAACCAAGTCCACTGCTTTTGGAATACACATTCACCAGGAAGTCCGTGCTCCTGAAGAATAGCATTCAGACGGGATTTGGTGGTGACTGATTGGAATCCACCATCAAACAACCTCACAAAGTTGTCACCGACCTCAGCGATTTTGTTCCCGTGAAGGAATACAAAACTCACACCGTCGCAAAAGTGAACTTCGGTGTTGTCGCACTTCCAATCAACCTTGTTAGTGATTGCCTGGTTCATCATCCGTTCAATCTTACGCATGGGTTGCTCCGTTTGGTTGACTTGTTAAGTATGGCACCCCATGGGGGGGTTTGGGGCAGTTGGTGGACAGTTCCTCAACTGTCACACCACCTCTTTGCCGAACTTGCCGCAGAGGTAGAATGCCATGCCTTTGTTCTTCAGGGTGCAACCTGCAAAGGTCAAAGGAACATAAGCTCCCATTTTATTTTTAGATGCTTTGGTGCGAATTTGCAGCAGACCGTTAGGACCGGTGACGGTGCTAAGTTCACTGCCAGCATCAAATGCGCTGCGGATGGTATCACAAATGAAGGTGTAATCCTCTGCCAATTCCTGATAGTGTTCGGGGTGAGTTTCAGGATTCAGAACTTCGGTGCCCACATAATCGTTGGCACGGGTAAATCCAACGTAGATGGTCTGAGAGAGTTTTTCTCCGACCTTACTATCAGAGAAGGTAACACCGTCTTCGATGATTTCAGAGAGGCAGTGCTTTAATTGTGTGACGGCAATAGACTCACCAACTGTGAAAGTCTTAAGTTCACCGTCCACCAAATCTTTCAGGTTGGAACTGTTAGGAATGCCCAGGGCAGTTTCCAACAGTTGCCCACGGGATCCTTTGTTCTTTCCAGGTTTGGGAAGTGCATCAAAGTCGGTGACCTTCAGTTTGGCAGCGGTTTGGAGAGTGTCAAGCATGGGGGGGGGTGGGTTGCTTATGTGCTAATTGTAGGGCATCAGAGTGCCCCTGCTAGGGGTGCTGTGCCACCTTATCAACTGGCACGTTTGGCAGCAGCAAAAATCAAATCCAGCAGCAGCAGGGCGACAACTGCCTTCCAGAACCCCAGAGCGGTGATTCCGAACCAACCCAGGACCAGCACCAGCAACCATGCCTTAAGGGCAAGCACAGCACCTGCCACCAGCAGGAGACCGAAGGCAGTGCCTGCAAGGGTTGCGATTTCTTCTGCTTTGGTTTTGGTCATCGGGGTTGCTCCCTTTGCTTGTTGAATGTATTGTAGACCCTATGGGGTGCCCTGCTAGGGGGTGTGTGCCACTCCCTCAACCGGCACACTGGAACCTGCCGGAGTTAAAGTTAGCATAGCTGAAGACCTCACGATTGACCAGTTTGAACATACCGAAGTCATTTGTCATCACATAACCTTCGGCATCGATTCGGTTGTAGTTGATGTAAGCAGTAGGGCCATCATTGCGGCAGAGGTATACAGCATCATCTTTGATAGACTTCACCAACTTCCAGAAACTGATGAGGTTGGCATTCTCAAAGTCATCAGGATTTACTTCCTGACCTTCACGAATACAGGCATTCAGTTGCTGTTGAATCTGTGCCGCAACTTTAGGGGTCACAAACTCTACACCCAGTGCCATCACCTTAGCAAACTTGCAAACCTCTTTAAGGTCGGCAAAGTATTCGGCACCTGCAAAAATCGATGCTGTAGGAGTTACAAACTTCACGTTGGGGGTATCAGTCCAGATGCTACGGTCAGGCATTGCTACAGCGTCACGTAGGTCCTTCTCAGCATAATAACAAGTGTGAGGTGCAACAATAATCTTCTGATCGATTACCTCAGGAAAGTGGTAAGTGATCGTATTGGGAGTGTAAGTATCAGAACCCCCAAAACCAATAAAATCACATTGATAGATAGACTCTGTGACAGGCAGATAATCAAGGCACACATGAAGAATATCTGCAACCTGACCTTTGTGGTTTTGATCAATTTCTTCATGAGAATGATTGATTTTGATTTTAACTTTGTTGAAGACAGATTTGGTCCCGACGAAGAACTTACCCGTCGCAGGATTAGTGCCAAAGACTATAGCAGGGGCACCATCAATCTTAACACTGAGATGCCCAGGATTCACGAACCAATCTAACACTGAAAGGTCACCGGTCAGAATGGAATCTTCGGGGTGTTGGAGGTGTGTGTTTTTCATGCTTTAAGTATGGCACGGAATCGGGGGAACCACAAGGGGGTGTGTGCCACTTAGGCAGCTGGCACATCAGATGCAGATTCTAACAATTCAGCAGCAAATTCCTCACCATAGATTTCAGTAATCTCATTCACAATTTGCTCTTCAGTATGAGTTTCGTACTCACGAATGAGTAGATCAGTAACCATACTTTCAAGGGATTCTACATCGAGTCCCTCCACAATCTGGGCAACGTAGTTTTCAACGAACTGGTTGAATTGTTCTTTGGTGAGTGTCATCAGTCGTTTGTGCGGTGGTTTACAATTTGGTCTTCAATTTGGTTCGCAAGTTCTTCCATCCACTCACGATCTTCGGTGTCTTCGTATTGTGCATTATCCCGCACAATTTGCATCAGGAAGACAATTTGTTCGTCGGTGAAATGATACTCTTTGAGTGTGTCAGTCATCATCAATTAGAGGGAAAGTTGGAACAGACAGAATCACATAGCACCTTCACCAATTCATTCTGTGCGTCAACGTATTCATCACCCCAAGTATCCCAGAAGAATCCTTCGATGATACATTCAATGTCACTCATGAGTTGTTCACGAGCACTCAACATTTCAAGTTTGGGATTCATTTTCTCAGGGGAGATTTAGAGTAGGAACGAAACACTGTAACCACGATGATTGCGGTGCTAATCACACCAATCAAACCGAGGAAGGTAACACCGTCCCCGGTGAATGTCATAGTCTCAGGCATCATTTCAGGTAAGTTTTGTCGGGAACGTAGGTGAACTTAATGCCGAAGATTTTGATAGTTTTTGCGGTTTTCATTTTAGTAATCGTAGTTTGCGTTGATGTACTCATTGAAGTCGAACTTTTCTTGCTTGAGTTCAGGAATCTCCATGTCGAAGATTTCACCATCCATATCAGCAATCTCAGTCCAGAGTGTGTCTTCCACGTGGTTTTCTCAGGTACGAATGTAATGTAGAACGGATTGAGTCAAAAGTCTAGGGGGTATGTGCCACCTTGTGAATTGGCACACCCCCCATCAATTGTTTAAAAGTTGCTGCAGAATACGTAACCATCCACGAAGTCGAAATCATACGTGAGTGATTGCTTCCAGGTTTGTTCCCAGTCAATAACTAGGAAGGCAGGAAGTTCACCATAGATTTCACTGTAATACTCTTCGGCAAATGTTGCCTCATCATAGTATACACCACGGAACGCATCTTCCACGTTCTCAACATAACAGATGTCACCGTGATACTTAACGAATGCATCCACTACATCGTAACCAATGTTCTCACCTACCCGAACATAATCCTCATAGTAAGCAACAAGATCTGCTTCGGAGTTCTGGTCAACGAATTCCAGGATATCATCCAGATCGTAATTGTCCTCAACCAATTGTTCAATCTTCTCAACAGTTTCCGTTGCGAAGACTTCTTTGTAGTTTGCTTGGAAAGTCACGGACATTTGAGTGGTTTTCTCAGGAACGAATGTAATGTAGAACGGATTGGACCGAAAGTCAACGGGTAGTGGACAGTTCGGCAATTGGCACAGGGTCGAAACGTTCTTTATACTGAACCATGTAATCTAGCAGTTCTCCAATATTCTTGCGAACGTACTCATTACGAAGTCCAGCATAATCGTAGGCACTGTACAGTTTGATGTACAATTCATCCCATTCAGTCTTGTTCATCAAACCAACTCCAGGTAGATATCTTCCGTTCCTGCCTGATAGACATCACGTTGCTCAGCAGTAAGGTATACTAACCCATTCACGGCATTCTGCTTTATAAACTTGAAAAGTTCCATAACAGAATCTAACTTATCCCACTGCTCAGTTGTTTCATAATAGTCACTATCCATTGCCAGAGAACGTAAGACGTTTTCTGCATTGTAAGTAAACATTTTTGAGTGGTTTTCTCAGGAACGAATGTAATTTACCAGAATTCGTGCCCGAAGTCTAGGGGGTCTGTGCCAGTTCTCCGACTGTCCTCATTCTCAATAATATTGTACTATTGAGAATCAATAAGGATTAATCTATTGAGAATGAGATCCAATCTTTAAACTGGCACAAGACTAGAAAGGATCGTACTCTTTGATGCTACAATGGACTTCCTCGTCACCTTCGAGTTCTAATAATTCTTTCCAGTCAATATCTTCTACATCTAGATCATCATAACACATGATGTCTAATGTAACTGTGAGCCTACGCTTAAGTGCTAACATAATGTCTAGATGTGTATGTGTACTAGATTCTATCATGCATAGTGTCTATATGCAAGTGATTCGTAATCTTGCCCGTCTCGTGCATAATCCTCGTCTAGATCTAGTGCATACCCATCGAGATCATATGATGAATCGTTGGTGTATGTATAGTCGAGATCATAGTCGTCGTACATAGCTCGTCGAGATTGTATGTGTACTAGATGATTGTAGCATGAATCTCGACGAGATGCAAGTATGATGCATGATTCTCGACGAGATTGTTGTATGTATATATGAGGTCTCGTCGAGAATTGTGTGCTTTTGTGTATATTCTCGACTAGATCTGGTGCATAAGTCTAGACGAGATCTTGTGGGTGCTGGGAAATTTCTGCGGGGGGTTGACATTATGAACTCTGCGTGTTATAATGCGCGTGCTTAGGTCACAAGAACTGGACACCTTTATGAGACCTTTATGAGACCTTTATGAGACCTTTATCAGACATTATTCTCACTAATATTCCCTATTGATTCTCACTAATATAACACTATTGAGAACACAAATAAAACACAGTTTTATATTTATTAATACATTTTTTAATTAAATTTAATGTTTTTTTGGTATAAATCACTACAAAACTGGTATAATCTCACTCTCTTTACATCCCTGCCTCTTGATACACTCCTCATAGTATGATGCATCCTCAATACTATAAAACGTTGCCACCTGTCTTGAATATGATTTCTTCTTTGGTTTCAGATAGACTACTTGATACTTGTACACTTTGATTGTCATTCCAGTGACGAATTACTCCTACTACAATAAACGAATTGGTAATCAGATAGGTGAGAACAATAATAGCACGAATGACGGCAACCGCATCACTCTCTCTATCACACTTAGATGCTTTCTCACCTAGTGCCTTTGCAAACAATCTCCATAAAGTTCTTCTACGTTTCATTTCTCAGATTCTTTTAATAACTGTACATCTTTCCATTGTGATGGATAGACTAATAAACATACATCTCTTGACCTATGTCCTAATTGATTGATGCAGATAGTAATATACTTTTCACATACAAAATTAACAAAACCAACATGATCCTTGTACTTAACATTCAATCCTTGATAGAAGATACTCATACAAATGCAGATTCAAGTGGAGTTTGTTTAAGAGGCATAGCAGTATAAGGAGTCGTATTGTTTATATCCACAGGCTTGCCGATGGTCTTAACATTGACCGGTGCAAGGTAGACTCTTTTCTTTGGTTTATAGAATCCCCATACGGTTTTGGTACTGGCACCAAGGTTATAATCAAATTCCCGATGACAACACAACATAATGCGAATAGTACTGGCATTCCAAGTCTCAAACTCATAACTATAATCCTTTGGTGGTTTATGTGGGAACTCAGGCATCAACAACTGCTCTCAAACGATCAGGACTAATACCTTCATTCATATAACGTTGAAGATGTTGAGCACATACTTCCTTTGTCAGTTGAACCTCTTTCTCATCAATCAGTTCCCATCCTGTAGTATTAAACTCTTCAATACGATAAAGTACTTCCATTTGAATTAAGTGGTAAAGGAATCAATAATGCCAGACTCATACTCATCCTGTAGTTTGAACTTCTGAGCATTGACTACATTGGGCATAATCAGATTGACATACCGTTCATCAAACTGCTCCTCTTGCGATAGAATCGTAAATGCTTCCGTATCAGAGTCGGCAATGACGGATACAACACCACCATACTCAGAAGATGGAAACGGCACCCAGTAGTCTACAATATAAAGTGATTTCATTTCTTGAATTAATTACTTCTCCATTTTAGATGATTGTTTGGAATTTGTCAACTGTCGATTCAGTTCTACACGTATGGGTACTAGAAACGAATAAAGATAGGACTCGTATTCATTATTGCGAATCAGTTTACTAATACCTTGAACTTGTTGTAGTGCCAACAGGAGTTTGGTTTCTGTGTTCACATGAACTCCATCATATAATAGTCACAGGTCACTTCCAGTTCGGCAGCTTTTTGTTCAATTTCTTGTGTTTTTTGTGCGGTGTGATTCTCATAAACCTTACGTCCTTCATAGTAAAGTTCTTCGGTCTCAAAGTGTTTCATAAAATCATCGAAGGCAGTAATAAATTGTTGTAGGTCTTCGTTATTCATACATTAAATCCAAATCCATTCACTGGTGGAGTCGGAGGTACTGGACGAACCTCATAGGCAGGTTCGACATAGGTGGATTTTACTTCCTTGAATAATCCATTCAGAATGTCGTCACATACCTGATAATCTTTTCCTGCATGTGGTACACGATTCATCTGATAATACCTGACGGCATTGTAAATCATCTTTCGGTGTTCCAGTGTAAATTCCATCATTAAAAAGAGGGTGTCAGTTCATAACGTAATTCAGTCTTGGAAGTGTCCATCTGTTCATAAGTCGAATACAACTTATTATACAGTGCAGAAGCACTACCATAATCTCTGGCAATTACATTCTCATCCCGATGACTCAGAACTTGAAGTGCAGAGAGTAGAATACCAATCTCATGAACATTGAGATTCATTTGTGTTTCGGTCATGATTCAATCAGTGATTTTACATTTATCCAAATTCCACGATCAGTTCCAATCGTTGATTGGTGATCCCATACAAAATGTGTTGCTTCTTGATTCGTCATCTGAAAAGAATTAGTCAAGAAACTCACGGCATCAAAGAGATTATTAAAACGATGAATTGTAGTCATTTAGCAGGCACCGGAAATAGGATTACCAATTTGAGGAATGAGATTAAAGTCAATGACTTTATAACCATGGGCAATACGTTCATTCACCTCATCAAACGCATCCTTCTTACGAAGAAACTTCTTTGATGTAGTTTCAATACCCTCGAATGATACGATTCGCAGAAACCAATCGGACATCAGAGTACCATCCACAAACTTGACGGGATAGTAATCGACAACGTTACCGGTGGTGTAGCATTCGAGTTTCATGGTGTTCTCTTGATTACCTTGTTATTATAGGGCAGAATGGATGGTTTTGGAGTGTCTGGTGGACAGTTGTGCAACTGTCCTCAATCGTTGTTTGAGTGTAGACAATAGTTAATGAATGTTGCTACGATTGAGAGCACAATCCACCAAAGAATGAAAGTTGTCATCATCAGCACCCAAATAGTAGTGCTCCTGCACCTGCTCCAAGAGACTTCCAATAGTTATTATTGGAATAGTTGGAACTTGAACTGCCATAAGAACCATTACGAGTGCGAGTATTACTCCAACTGTTATTATAACTGTACTTCTCTCCACCTGCAATCGCACCTGCAATACCTAATCCTAACAGTGCTCCTGCTTCAGGATTACAGGTTCGGGCAGCATATCCTCCACCACCTCCACAGGGCACTCTGGTGGTTCCTACACCACCCTGAACAAAGTTACCGTATTGGTCATAGTATCCAGGAAAGTATACCTCACCCATACAACTCTGATATACTGTTACCTGTTGTGCCTGTACAGATACAGGAACCGAAAGAAATGTAAGTGGAATGAGTAGAAGAAGTTTTTTCATCGGGAAGGAGGAGGAAGTTTTGGTGCAGACATTTGTAGTGTTTGTTTCTGTAAACCAAGCATGGCACCATCAAGTGTTTGTGCGATTGGGCCAAATCCAATCGTTGCGGCAATGATACCAAGAATAGTTCCGGCAATAAGATTAATCATTTTACATACAAATAAGAACCTGCCCAGTCGGCATTCTCAAGCAACCATTCACGTTGCTCAATAATGCGAAGGTCATAACGAACACCCTTGGCAGGTGCTTTGATGCTGGCAGGTTTGTAAACTTCACCAGTCTTTTTATCAATAAAAGCATGAATGCTATCACGACGACCATCAATGCACATAAAGATTTTGTGATACTTACGACCAGAAGAATTCAGTTCGTAACCATAACCATCAGGAGCATCTTGAATGAGAGCATCACACAGCATCATACCGTACTTGACGACATTCAACTGAATGGTGTTACGGGCATCCTGCTGGGCAACGTAGTCGGCAAAGGTGGCAGTCATGAGTCGTTTGCTTATGAGACTATTATAGGGCACTCAGAGGGTGCTGGGGCACCCTGTGTGCCAGTTTTAGGACTGCCACACTGCAATGAGTTCATGTGCTTTTTTCCTGCTAGAACCCTTTGCAGAGATGGTCCTGGTTACCTGAATCGGGTAGATTTGAGCATTTTTGTAAAGTTCTCTCGTAATTGGTACATCATGATTGGATAGAATCACTTTAACACCACGATTCGCAAGAGATTCTGCTAATTCTGCCAACTCAACCTGTTGCTCATGACTAAAACCATCCGTTGCATAACTTGTGAAGTTTGCAGTATCTGATGCAGGAACATATGGTGGGTCAAAATAGACAACATCACCCTCTTCAAGATTACTATAGAGTGTAGAATCCTCAAAGGATAATGATGTGAATCTCACCAGTTGTTTTGATAGAAAGAACATGCGAAACTCATTCATTTGCTCTGATGGACATGCTGGTTTATCATACTTACCAAAAGGTACATTAAACCCACCCTTACTATTATATCTGGAAAGACCATTAAAACAATGACGATTCAGATACACAAACAATCGTGCTCTTTCCACAGAATCTGTTGTATTATTAAAGTGCTCACGCAACTCCAAATACGATTCCTTTGTGTTATTCTCTGGAGTGAACAGTTCTTCACAGTATTTGATGAAACTATCATCATTTGGATTCACCAGGTTCTGATAAATTGCCACCAAATCTTTATTCACATCATTCAGAATGAATTGCTCTGCCGATGTATTCAAGGCAACAGAAAGACTACCACCAAATGGTTCACAATACCGTTTGGGGTATCCAATATGGGGAATCAGATGGGGCAGAACTCTAAACTTGTTCCCAGCCCATTTTAGGAATGGTTTTTTCATATGACAATCATAACATAAAAAAAGAGGGTTGACAACCCCCTTTCCAATCAGTCTTCGTACACTCGACACTCCAATGCGTCAGGATTGGCATCACAGTACAGTTCCAGTGCCGTTGGATCGTGTGAGTCTTCGGGATGATTCGTCTTGTATGCTTCTAATGCTAGCAATTCTTCTTCTGTATGTCTTCTTGATTGTGGTGATGTTGTCGGATCATTTAAGATCTGAACATCTCTCTGAATGTGCTGGTCTATGGTATCCATAAGACTTTCTAAAATTTCATCCTATTTATTTTAGTAATTACTTGGTTTCGTACATACCGATACAGGATCACCTTTACCTTCCAGAGATCTCACCATAAGTTCGGTGAATTTCTCCATTTTTTCGGGTGAAACTGTGTATGGATCGTAATTAATTGCTTTTCGGAGGGCATTTAACTCGTTCCATTCTTCTTCTGTAAGGTTTTCTGTGCTTGTTCTGGAAAGAGTCATGATTGTCAAATGCGATTGTGTTGATTCTAACACCTATCTTCATTATTATGTAGAAACTTAATGATCTCTTCTGTATTGCTCAATCTTTCTTAACACTCTCAAACTCAGTCCACAGTGCATTATGAACCGTCATAAGTTCGTCAATCCAGAAACCTTCGGGATAGATACCAAGAGTATCCATCAATCCACGATGACTGGTTCCTTCACTTTCTGCCTTACACATAATATAGCAGATTGCCTGAACCATATCATACTTATCGTGTGCTGAAAGCATATGATACTTTCCCACTGCTCTTTCAAGAGATTCTTGATGTTCTTTTTGCATTGCTTTACAAGCATCAGAATCCCACCATTCTTGAAGTGCTGTTCCAAGTTTATTAGGTTTGTTTGCTTCTTCAGTCATGATTGAGATTAGTTCTCCTGAATCCAAAATCCATCATCAGTCATTTCCCAACCATCATCAATCATTTCTTGATAGGTTTTAACTTTTGCAAGTTCATTACCTTTAACCCAAGATGGATGTTCCTTTTTTTCTTGTTTAATCAGTTTAAACGAACCATCACCCTGATCAATCCATTCAAGAACATCTCCTTCTTTCCATCCAGTTTGTTCTAAAAAATCTTCTGGGAATGTGATGTTGTAGTCATCATCAACAGGAAGAACCCACTTATTCACTTTATCTTTTGCTTCGGCAGCATGACACATTGCATCCAGTTCTTCATCCGTGTATTGTTGATGTTCTTCCCAACCACTGATATGCCCAACACCATTACCATTTAACAGACCAAGAAGTTCATATGCTTCTGATGCTGATTTCTTATAGGTATAATAGTTGTCCTCAACAACACCTCTAATTGTATCATAGATTTCTTGTGGTGTTGCACCAGAACTCATCGCATCATACAAAAAGTTCTCAAGTTGTCCAAGTGAGTATTTCTTATAGTCAGTCACGGTTTTGAAGTTCCTCTTTGATTGCTTGTTCCATAATAACCTGAATCTCTTTGGATGTCAACCCATTCAACCAAGACCAATTAGGGTCTTCCTTGTCCCAATCCATCGTGAATGTGCCATCAGCATTCTCGGTAATCTTAAGTGAATCTTCCATCAGTCTTCCCAAGTTTTCTTCTCAGATTTGCGAAGTTGTTTAAGTTCCTTGTATTCTTCCTTAATCATCTGGTATGCTTCTTCAGGAGAAATCTTATCAGAGATTTCCATTCCGGCAATCAGACCTACCTTATCACCAAACCGTGCAAGTGCTCTTTCAAATTCACTCAACAATTCATAAACCATTTTACTTATCAAGCGTGTAATTAGTTAAATTATAAGTCACTGGATGAATATTGTCAATCTGCGATTGTAGACGATTCTCAACCTCATACAAACAGTTAGTAAGTTCTACATTATCCATTTCCAATTTTAGAACTCTTGCTTCCAAATCAATAATTCTATTCAGAAGACTATCATCAATATCTTCTACTTTATAACCACATAGTAAACTATCAATCCATTTAAAAATCATTAGACCACTCCAATTTCTCTAAGGTATGCTTGGTATCTCATAAAACCACCAATTCGTACTGGTCTATCTAGACTCTCACAACATCGACAGTATGATAGAAACTCATACCAAGGTGCAGTTGGGTCGGTGTCACTCATACTTTCTCAAAGTAAGTACTATTAAACTTACCTCCTCTAATTCCACGAAGATATAACTTTGTGTGCGAATAGTGTATTTCTACTCTTTCCACATAATAAATATCACCCTCAAACAATAATCCTTTTGGATTATCGTTGCTTCCCCATCTAACTGGTTCCTCAGTAGAACCAAGGTATCTTACTTCGTCTCCTGCTTTAAAGTTTTCCATCTACAACTGATGAATAAGAAACTCCTATATCATTTAGGCTTCCATCTTGCTGCCATTTAAGATAAGATCTTGTTGCTGCAATACAATTTTCGGATGTGAGAGATGTAACAAGTGGTTTCCCATCCTTATTAAAACTCTTCCAAGTTTTCCAATTAGATTGTTCAACATAGAATGCCTCGTCAATCAGATTTTTTTCGTTCATTTACTTTTTTAACAGTTTCGTGAAGTTGTTTCAGTGCCTCAATGGTCTCAGGAGTTTCTTCCCAATACCACCGATTATCATTCTTGTCAGTGTATGTGCGATTAGTCATATTTGTATCCAATAGTGTAATCTTTCTTTTTGAGATTGTATCGTGCAATGTGCTTCTTCATATGTTCTTCACATTGAAAGAAACACTTGCGTGTCTCTTTACCATCTTTATGTAGCAGTTTATAAGGAAACTGGTCAAAAGGAAACTCTTCATCTTTACTCATCTTCATCACCTTTCAATTCTTTCATAACCTCATCAAGTGAATAAGTTTTTACCTTACCGGTATCTACATCATCCACCATCTGCATAAGATATTCAAGGAACTCTTTGGAATAGGTTTCATCAAGATTTATGCTTGCCCAGAACCAATCATAACACTCTTGAAATGGTTCATCATCTCTAAGAAGAGTATATTTCTCATAATCACCAGTTACGAGGTCTCTCCACATCACAAAGTTAGCATTAAATGAATGAAACCAAGTAGGAATGAGGTGGGTGAAGATATACTCTCCCCAACTCATTTTAATTTTATTTTTGTTAGTTCCTAATAGTGGTTTAGAAATCATTTTTTCCCTCAGTCAATCCAAATGTTTTGTGCATCTCTCCTACGGATAAAGATTTCAGTCATTCCTACCTGTAAATGTATAGGACGAAACCAACCTTTACGAAGAACTTTTACTTCATTTCCAATTCCAAGTCCAAGTCCCATCAATCGTCCTAGCATACCATCAAAGCAAACCCAAGCACGAATTTTTGAGGTTTCACCTGGTTTCAGTTGATTTAGTGTCCTCATAGTGCAAATACCTCCACATCACTCACAGAAACACTACCTTTCATAAGATAATAAGTTCTTAACTGCTTGGAACTCATTTCACTATTCACAAGAAACTGTATTCTTACAGTTGCACCATCTACAAGAGATGATAGGATGACGGCAAACTTATTCATCAGTCGTATGCAAATGACTCTAGCAACCCTATAATTTTACGCATAGATTGCCAATCTGTCAACCTTGCAGCAGGACAGAAACCAAGATAGTTGTTATGAGTATTCAACCACCATCGCATCTGTTCGTCACCCCTCTCTTGGTCATCAGGCAGTCCAAACCTATTGTAGAGGGCAACATACATTTGCAGTAGTTGCACTGGGTCAATCTCACCCAATGGAATGTGTAAGATTTGTGCTGCTTTGGTTGCACTCTTCAAAATAAGTTCGTTATCAGTCATAATACCTCAATCTCACTTGCAAGATTTAACAAGTCGTTCCTATCCAAAACAATCAAATCATTCTGTGCATTATAGCATACTACATTCTCTGATACAATACGCAGAATAGCAGCAGTCAGTTTATTTTCGGTGTCGGCACCACCATTATTCCTAGAATTCCAAATGCTATCCATTACTTTTTGTGCTCTTTCGGTCATCAGTATTTCTCCAAACAATAAACACCATTCTTTTCAGTAATGGCAGAACAAGTATCCACAAAATCTCCGCAACACATATAAGTCATCTTACCAAACTTGCGAATGTTTGCCGAATGAATGTGCCCGCAGATAATCCCATCATACTTCTTATCTTGCTGAATGCAATACCCAATAATATCATTTTCATACTTATCAATATAACTCTTACCTCTTACACTATTTTTGAGTGAATACACCAAAGAGAACCGAAAGAACCTTTCCATCCAAATACTCAAAGGTGTGATAAACTCATAACCCCAGTTGAACATCAGTTGCTTCCAAGAACCAGAAGAGAACTCTGAGTGCTTATCTCCGTGAGTGCAGAGATACTTATTCCCAGCACTATCCTTATGAACATACTCATCACACATCATAAAGTTCTTGTGCTCAAAGGTACAATACCTTCTAATAGCACCTTCGTGATTACCAAGAACATAAACAACTTCTGTGCCTTTCTTACACAAATCCAAAAGTGCGTGAACACATTCGGTGTGCTCTCGTTTCCATCTGGTATTGTATTTCTCCATACAATAGATGTCTATGATGTCCCCAACCATCACCAACTTTTTAGTTTTGAGTTCTTTGAGAAACTTGAGTAATTTTTGAGTATTACATCTTTCAGTTCCTAAATGAACGTCAGAAATAAAAACTGTATCGTAAGTCATCGTAGTTTATCCTTCATCAGTTGAATACATCTGTTCCATTGGTAATCATTCGTTTCGTGTTGTGGAGGTAACCATTCTTCAACAGCATCCACAATCTCATCACACATATCAATAGAGAAACCAAGTTTGTCTCTCATTATATCATAAAGAGTTGGTTTCTTGTTTTGTTTGCGGTATTCTTCAAGAAGTTGTTGAAACTTTTCTTTACCATACTCTGTAAGGTTTTGCTTATCATATCGCAGTTTTTCTACTTCTTGTGGTGTGAGATTTAACCACGGAGCATCATCAGGTTCTGGTAGATTGTGTTCAGTCATCTGTCTCCTCACTCCAATAGTATTTCAGTTGTTCACCACTAATATTCAAATGATAAATCTTACCATCTTGAGTATAGCAACCAATCCATAGTGCTCGTTCATTCATACTTTCCAAGTGAAACATCTTCACATTTTCAAGCACTATTTCATCAGGATTTTCAATCATTACCAACTCTCCCAAGTGAAACCAAACAATTCAAAACAAAATCCTACCTTCCAGCACCAGAAGAGAATATCAATCAGACGATTGTTTCCAAGTGAGATTTGAAGATAAGGACCAGCAGGATATTCATTCCAATCAAAACTTACTTGAATAAAAGACCTTCTTTTACCTTTGAGTAGAGTGAATACGTGCTC